CTAACAACATTGGAAAAGGCAATGCAATCAATAACAAGGATGTTCCAAAATGGTCCCTTTTATTTTTTAATATTAGGTCAGATGTTATTCGGAGATTTCAAGAAGCGAATTCTTGAAACTTTTGGCAAACATCCATGTACTTTAGGCATATCGATGCCAGGTACTGATTTTGTTATTTTGATTGAAAAATTTCAACAAAAATATGATGAATTAATTGAAAAGGGAGCGGTATCTGTATTAGACGAGGCGATTAAAAGTGATCAAGATTATTTAGCCATGTTTGATGCTGATAGAAGTTCATGGGATTATTCAATGTCAATGACGATTGTTTATTGTTTGTTGACTTTACATCACACCTGTACCCCATCTGAGGGGAAATTTATTTTTCCTGATGGTGAGATTATTGAGTGTGATCGACATGCAGCCCAAGATGCATATTACTCACAAGTTTATTATGGCAACGTGGCCATATTAGGGGTTCTTTTTGTTTGGTGCTGTAACAAAAGTGGAAGTGTGAACACATCACATGATAATTCAATTTGTGTTCCATATTCTTCATACCCAGCCGCGCGAAAATGGCTTGGGGATGATCCTTTACGCCAGTATTTAAAAGGACAAATCCGTGCAAATGGGGATGATTCATTAGAATTATGGTGTTTTAAAAACAAAGTGAGCATTGAAGAATTCTTCAATGATGCAAAAGAGTGCGGGACATATTACGCAACTCAATCAGGGTTTACAAGTAGAGCAGTTGAAATGATGTTTTTAAGCCACTTGTGCCGTTTTGCAGAAATCAAATCGATTCGTAAACAATTATTTGTAGCTTGTCCGAGAATCGAGAAATTGAAAAGCGCTCTCTTCTTCAAGCGTCGCAAGGACGATGCCGAGAATGTGAAAAGATTTTATGCTATTGCTAACGGGATGTTTGGTCATCCTGAAAGAGAAAAGTTTTTAGCAATCGTGGACGACTGGGTGCGTGCGCATCCACGAAACCGGAATCACATTCCCGATAAGGAGTGGTTGGACGCTTGTCAGACTCGTTTATCGGATTTCCAACTTTTCAAACTCCATTCTGGGTTTGAAGGCGAAATCACTGATCTCCCTGGGATCCAGTAAAATGGGAGATATATGTGAGTAGGAACAAAACCTGCAAATTAATTGAAGGCATCTGCACATACGTAGAGCAGCTATGTCGTCTTTTTAGGATTTTGCGACGCCAAGCAAAACTTTCCTATAAAAAAAAAAAAAAAAAAAAAA